CCAGATACTCCTAAATGTAAAGCCTGTCACGAGCTTTTAGCCTGACTCCCGCTACCTAGGGTAGGGGGTCAATGACAGTGACTCCGTCACAGGCTTTACATTATTAATTTACTATTTAGAAGATTCTCGGAATCTACTAGCTAGAAGGCCTTCGATGGGGTTCTTGCGCAAACGTTCTATTATTTCATCAATAGGGTCTTTAACTTCACTATGAGCCCCCCAATCATTACGTCCATAAAGTTCGTCTTGAATGCAAAGGATGCAAACTCGCCTGCCACTTTGGCTTTTGAATACCGAGCCTTCTTTACCACAAGTAAAGCATTTATCCATCTATTCCTCCTCCGTTTCTGATACACCACGAAGCAACTTTACTCTGAATGTTTTGTCAGCTGTGGCTGCTAGTTCTTCTGCGTGTGTAATCATTATAATCTGCAGTTTAAGCCGAACGGCTACTTGCTTCAACATCTCACTAGCTCGTGGCAGCAAGTCTTGAGAAACATTACCAAATGGTTCGTCCAGGATTAGGGCATTGTTAGATCGTGGACGTTGCATCGACCATGATGCCACTCGTAAGGCGAATGCGGCTATATTGACCGCTCCTCCTCCTGCGGCTGATAGTGGATCGATGCGTTCTTTATTGCGACTGAAGAATAAATCACATTCCGTTTTGTTTCTACGCTGAATAAACTCCACTTCTAGAGTATAAGGATTTTCATAAACTGCCTCCAAAGCTAGGCTAGTTATGTCTGAGATGTGGTATTGTAACTGCTGTTGGGTTTTTAGTCCGACTGAGCGAATGACTTCTCTGGCTTGCTCATGCTCCTGTAAACTCACCCTTTGCGATCTAACCTTATGCCGAGTATCTCGTATTTGTTGCAGCAGGTGGTCTCGCTTGCCCTTCTTCTGCTCGAGTAAATTTCGTAAAGATTGGACGGAACTCATTGCCCGATTCCTTTCAGCTGCTCTTCCACTTTGGCAATCCCGTTGGCTAACTGGGCGTTGATCTCGTTGATCTCAACAGTCATCTGTTTTACTTTCTTCTCAGCTTCCTGCAGAGAGCCACAATCCCAGTTGTCTTTGAGTTGTTGTAATAGCAAGTCACGTCGCCCTTGTAGCTCGTTGGCTTTCACTTTGGCCTGGTCAATCCTTGTCTTTAGTTGCCACAATTGTTTTTCATCTATCATTATTCCTGCTCCATCGCTTTGTGAACTATCTCCATTACTTGAAACGAAATATTGTTTTCTTTCTGGAATCTTTCCAGGTTCGACTCAAATGAAACATCAGCTACCCAACTAGTATCCAGTTTTGAAACAAAAGCCTCAATTCGTTCATCCCGCCTAGCCTGCCGCTCCAAGTGCTCTCTGCTAATAACCCCTTCGGAAATGGGGACGTATACCGGTTTGACTGTGTTAGTCTCAGCCGACCAAAGATAAACTCTGGGGGTGTGATCTACTTGATCTGCCGTCTGTCTAGTCAGGCTTCCTGGATTGACCAGCAGTCGCCCATCCATCTCTACTACGAAAGGCTGGTGGTTATCTCCGGTGACAATCAAATCATATTGCTTATACTTTCTGAGCACCGTTCTGGCAGTTGGTTCTTCACATCCAGGCCATGGCGGTGAGCCAGTCCAGACCAGCTTATGCCAAACTAATACAGCTTTTCCGTCCCATGTTACAACTGAACACGGTTCAAGACCGTAATGCACTCCACCAACTAATAGTCTCATAGCGCCGGCTTCCACCAGTGTATGTATCCCACTTTTCTGGGCTAATTCTAGATTATGTTGGGGCAGATCATGCTGGCCATAGATGGTTGCAAAGTTCTTGGGGAGGCGCTGTATTGTTTTGCTCAGCAAATAGGGGCTGGGTTTCCAGTGATGAAATAAATCCCCCGCATGAATAACAGGGCACTGATATTTTTTCTGTAATTCCGCCACAAAAGAAACCTTCTTCCATTGGGCTTCCCAAAAGTCATCCGTTCGACAAACTGGTGTGGATTCCCGCAAATGCCAATCGCTTGTATAGATCACGTCTACTTTGAAAGCAGGTAAAGTTGTTCTCATCTAGTTTTACTCCCGCAAAGCGGACATATTGATGGGAATGAACTACTGAATTCATTGCTTAGTTTGGCGACCTGCTCTTCAGCTATTACCAGCTCTCTTTCTGCATTAGAAGTTTGGGATACAACCGTCGCTAACGCTGTGGCTTTCTCACCGATGATTTTCTTCTTGGCGTGCAACTCAATCACGTGATTGACCGCTGGCCCTGCTTTCACAAGACTCCCGATCTGAATGATCGCTTGTTCCGTAACAATAATATGTGAAATTAGTTGTTCTAGATGAAGCCTGTTATTGGTTAGGTCATTTACTTTAGATGTAACTTTCTCAAGCTTCTCAACCCTAGTCTCGAGATCTTCAAGGCCTTCAAAGCAAGAAAGGTCTTTCTGAAGTTCTGCGACTCGCTGCTTATCGGCGTCGATACTTTGGCCCAGCTTCTTTAGCCAAGATTGCACGTTTCGTGAGGCACGGTCAATCACATCTAAATGGGCCACCCGGTTGAAGTGAGAAGCTACTTCTCCTGCAGTCGAGTCAAGTAAGAATGGCCGGTCAAATTGTTGCTGCAGGTTAATTTCGTCAAAGTTAAGGGCGGCAAGTACTTCTAGTGGTACATCCGTTCTAATAGCTGAGAATTGAGTATTATCCAGATAGTAGGCATTGGTTGCTCCTCTTGATCTGGCAATTTGTACTAACTTGTCCAGCTCTATGACTACTTTGGTATCTCCACCCCACGTTGAGCGGAAGGTATCCCCGCTAGGTCGATTCCAAACCAGCCAACGTAGGGCGCGGATTACCGCAGTTTTGCCGACGTCGCTTGACCCCACAATCACATTCACACCCGGATGTAGGTCGAGCTTAGTTGATCGGTGGCTCTGGAAGTTGGAAATTGAAATAGATGAGATCATTGGAATCTCTTTCTCTTCTTCAGCAATTCTTCATAATACTTACAGGATTTCGGCATCTCTTTGTAGAGATAACTTTGATCGTATGTCTTTATGTCTTTGCTTGCACAATATGCCCATAATGCAACTAGACACAATGGAACTATTACACAGATTAACCCAGTTACGATGAGTCCCCACATGGCTTTTTAACCTTTTCGAGAAGTCTGAAAAACGCTTCACCGTCCATCACTATGACAGGCGGCTTATGACTACGCCGCATGACGAGTAACCAATCGGTGTGGTGGAGTTGGTTTTGTCTAGCCTGCTCAATCCATGAGGGGACCGACCAGTTTTCTTGTCTCTTACACTCTACTGAAAAAGGAAATAGTTTAAGAACTCGTTTACTCAACCGCACGTCCGTCCCACTCTGTCCCATTGGCCTAGACTCAACATCACAATCCTTACCCCATGGTATGCAAGTGAGTTTGCTTATCTGTTCACAGCACCACTTCTGCAAATCACGGCCCTTGGCTTTTGCAGAGCTAACCCTAATGCGTTTCTTTTTGTCGTGGAACTTAGTGCGCTTCACTAGACAATCTCCTTGATTATCATATCCGGATTCTGCTCTACTTTACTTGTTTGCAACTTAATAGCCGAGTCAACATTGATGTATAGCTCACGTCCGACGCCTTCCAATCTGTACAGCTTGCGGACAAACTTGCCTTTTATTCTGGCTGTGGCGAAGTGACCACTGAATTGTTGATACTTTTTTATTCTTTCTTTCGAGTTTGCAGGAAGCGCTTGCCCAATGGTTTTGTAGTATTCTGAGAACAACTCCTTCATCGTCACTTCATTGCCCTTGCGCCGAATATAGTCGGTGGCAAAGAACTGTGGCTTTAGTTTGCCGTGCTTGTAGGTAATGCTAGACGCGCCCATTTCTTTGGTCCATACTTGTATGGGTTCTTCGTGTATGCCATCTATGCCCTTAAGTGACGACAAGGCGGCATCTATCTTGGTTATTTGGTCATGGTGATAGGCCCACTTGCGGGTTAATTCGGTAAGCAAACCGTTGAGTTTGGTCATGATTAGATCCTCCCTTTTATCCGTGCTTAGGTTTCCTTTCTTGCGTGAACTTTGCTTCAATATCTTCCCATAAATCAATAGTTGCTATCCGCAGGTCGCTTTCCAGTTTGGAGGTTTCCACAATGCGACAAGCATGCTCCAAACTATTACTTAACTTCTCGCCACGGATGCTAAATACTTTAGCTTTGGTGTGGACTTTAACGAATTGTAGATTTGTGCGGATGTCGTCGATGCCATAATCGAAAATTATGGGGACAACAGTTGAGTAGAATGGTTTCCAAATACTACTTTTGAATACGTCGATTGTAGTTTCAACTCCGACTATGCGCTTGACGACTTTGCCTGATGGCATTGTTACGTCTCTTGGAATCTTCTGAGGATTACTGCACCTAAGCCTGAGACTAGCATAGAATGGAATTCCCATCCCTCCAGATGTAAGATACTTCTGCTCATACGGGCCGGCGTTGACATTCACTCTTACCTGATTACTGCATACCATCAAGAAGTTTTTGTCAGCTAGAATCCTGCAAGTCTTGCGAAGTTCCTGACTGAATTCTTTGGCTCGCCGCATCCCCATTTTATCATCATCTTCCATCTCCATTTCTGTAGAGAGTGCCGCCAAGCTATCAGCGAAAATTCCATTTATTCCTTGTCCTGATGGAGCCCATGTACGAACAGGAGCAAATACTTCTGGCACCGTGTTTGGGTTTGAATACGTTATTGCTTCTGTATTCAGCCCAAACATCTTGGCATATTGTTTGTTTAATCTGGCTTCGGGGTCGTAGAATACAATCTCGCCACCTTGTCGTTGGACATTACCTGCTATTTCACTTAGTAGGACCGTCTTTCCACAGCTAGGGGGTCCGAATATTTCTACCAAGATCCCACCTGGCAACCCACCACCACGAGAGATCCCGCCGGATATAGCTAAGTCTAACAAAGTACTACCAGTACTAATTCTTGATGGATATTTCTTTCTGTGTGATGGTGCCGCATCATCGGCGTGAGATTTTACTTGTTCGCTTAGTTTTAGTCTCCTCATGTAGTTGATCAACCTCTCGTAGAATCAGTTGAATATGTTGCTCTGAGATTTTCTTTCGACCTAAGCTGCCTTCGATCTGTTCTCGGTACACTTCAAAATCCACTTCCTGGTTGGAATACCAAGTGGCGAAAGCCTTTTTGGCGATAGCCTGGATCATTTCTTCATCCGGCCTAGCCTTTTTAAGATATGATTTAATATAGTCACGAATGATCTTGGCCCTAGTTACCCCCCTGAAAGTAGTGACTAGAGCTAGCCTTTCTGCCATTGGTTGTGGAATAAATCCACCAATCAATCGCTCTTGTACGTGAAAAACACTTTTCTCTGTCATTTCTGCCCCCGATGCAGTTTACCCTTGGCCTCATAGCAGGCCTCCCAGATTTGGCATTCACCACAGTCCTCATCAAACTTCTCGCAGTCCTTACCAAACTCATGTCCTGCTGGACATTTGCCATTGGACTTTGATTTCAAGGGTAGATCTGACTGGACTGGTTTACTCTTCCGTATTGGACGAGATTCTTCTTCTTCCTCGTCCTTAGGTTTGGCTCGGTGACGCATTGGTCCACTGACAGCGCCCTCTTCTTCATCATCTTCTTCATCATCGTAGATTATGGTCTTGGGCCGTCTGGGTTTCTCATCCTCCTCAAATGGAGACTCCGGTTTGGACTTTCTCTGTATACGGCTTGTGACAGACTCGTCGTCATCGGCCCCCTTATCTTGGGCGCCCCTTTGGGGTTTGGGCTCAATGACGGCCCTTTTAGGCTTAATGTCGGGCGTGTCGTCACCTACCTGGCTGACCTTAACAGTCTCTCCATCTCCCTCTTCCAACCCGAAGAACTTAGCGTGTAGTTCGTCATAAGACATGATGATTAAACATTCATCCAGATTTGGCAGCTTCTCAAGTAAACTGTCACTGTATACATAGTCCCTTGACTCAAAATCAATACGACTAGTTTCCGCAAACTTATTTTTACCAATCTGGTTTTCTCCAAACCGAATTTTTAGTGTAAGTCCCTCGTTTGGATCTGTAAATGATTCTCTACTATCCGGATCTTCTTTAAGCTCGGCATTCAACATGTCCTGGAACAAGTATTGTGAGATGTCCCAGATGTATGGCTTGTCTTCATAATCTTTGCTATCTTTTGGTATGACGATGTACAGATTTCGCTGACTAGCTCTTAGCTCTCTCAGTTCTTCCTTATCGGCTTCTTCTTTGTTTCGTTTGGTTCGGTGCTCACAGATAGGGCACTTCTTACCAATACTCGTAGGACAGACCATACTCTCATTGCTCACTCCTACATTTCGGTGTAGTCGGTATGGACGTCTGTACCAGGGAGCGTTAGGCAACGCTTGCCCTCGTTTATCATCTCTATCTGGATGCTTTGGATCTGTGACGATGTATGTCAAGAAGTCCAAGTGGGCTCTTGAGTTTGGCTCTTCCTTGAATACGTTGGTTCCACGTGGAAGCGCCAAGTGACCGTACGTGGAACCTCTGGCTTGTTGCTTAATGGCGTCTTCTGCTACTTGTCCTTTTGGAATACTAAACCTGCTTTTCATTCTGCTTCTCCTTATTGAGTTTGACTACAAAGTTAAATGTTCGAATCCACGCTACCATCTGTACGACAGAAACCAGATACACAATAAGCGTCAATACAAAAATGCCAAGCATTGTTCCAATGATAATCTGAACTATTGATGTCACTTCTTCCTCTTCATAATCGCCGAGCCAATAATATTATTGGCGTCTATCTGATCTTGCTTTCGCTTTCTTTCCCACTCTTTGGAAAGGTTTCTAGGAGCAGAAGGACCGGCGAAGTAATTGGCTCCATGCAGTGTCACCAGACCTTCAAGGGAAGCTTTCCTTCCCCAAGATATTTCTTTCTGTACCATCTCCGCATAGTCAGCTTCATAGGCGGAATCAATCCACTCCTGTTTAGCCTCAATGTGGTCAGGATGAGAGCGATAGTAGGCTTCAATATCAGCCGCGTTAGGTTTATCCTTCCCAGTAGTTTTCTTAGGGTCTTGGTTTGCCTCTCGAATCAATTCCGCTCGAGTAACCTTGACCTTCTCATCGGCCATCCTTTCTGCTCTACGACATCGCGTAGCATGCTTGATGTACTTATGGGCTAACTCAGCGTGCCTTAACCACTCGACATCTAGAGCGTCCGGATCTACTTTCTTATCTCGATCGTAATCCAAATCTAAGTCCAACATAATTTTTTAACTCCATGTTTATATTATAACCCTATATCTTATTGTCCCCTAAGGTTTTTTCAACTTCCAGATAGCTTAACAGTTGAATAACTAGCAAAGACTAAACCTGGGAAGCCAGTGTTGTAAAATGGTTGAATCATTTGCTCCATTGCTACCCCCGCAGTAGAGTTATCATCCTTTAGAAGAATCGCACTGCAATACCCAAGTACTGCTCGGCGAACTCTTTCCGGATCTTCATCTTTAAGTCCAGCTAATATATTACCCACTTTCTTCCAGCCGGCTTTTTGAATCAAGGCACGGCATAATTCAATAGACTTGTTCTGTAACTCCGCTTGCTTCTTAGCAATGGAGAGACGTTGGCCTGGATCTACACTTAAGACCTGATCTAGTATTTGCAAAGCATCTCTTGGACGGCCTTGGCTGTCCAATATAATTTGTTCCATTAACTCATCATCCAAAGATTGCCCCTCATCTTTGGCTACTCTTCTTAGCAACCTAAACATCTGCTTATCTGTTAGGGGGTTGACTTGGTACTTGGCACATCTACTCTTAACGGTATCTATTAACTTGTCCGGATCTGTGGTAGCCAAGATGTAATAGACATAAGATGGTGGGGTTTCTAATGCTTTCAGTAGGGCGTTCTGTGCATCTTTGGTCATTTGGTGGGCTTCGTCAATTAACCATACCCGACAATCCCCTTCTAGTGGCTTAAACTGAGCTTGCTTGCGAATTTCTCTTATAGTATCAATACCACGGAAGTCAGCGCTGTCGACTTCCCGAAAGTCGTGACCTTTACAACCAACCTCACTTGCAATAATCCTGGCTAAAGATGTTTTTCCGCATCCCACTTGTCCGGAAAGTAGGATGGCGTGAGGACACTCTTCTTTCTGGAGATCAGCTTGTAACGCTGCCAGGAGGCTTTCATTCCCCAGTATTTCTTCGAAGCTTTTCGGCCGATACTTGTTGAATAGAGACATCTTTTTTGCTCCCTTCTTTGTATAACTCATTAGTCCAGCAACTGAAACAGAGTGGGATTATGGGCATGCGATAGGTCCTCCAAGTCTGTGCAGGAGATTCACATCTATCACACTTTGCGTTCTTCAAACTGGAGTCCCACATAGTAGGCATTATGTTTTTACCTTCCCTCTAAATACACTCTTAACAAAACTGCGGAATCTTGACGTTTCCATTTTCTTGTGATCAACAGGAACAACTTGTCTCTCACGCAATCTTTTCATCCTCGAATTGCGGGACTTCTTAGTCCAAATTCTATCACTCCAACGTCCGTAGTCCATATCAGTCTCCTAGAATCATTTTTACGAAAGTTGCCTCGACCACAAAAGTTCGTGGACCTATTAGGGGGGAAGAATCCATCATTTGTACAGTTATACCAGCAATACCAACTCCAGTTTCTATAGAGAAGTCGTGGAACTTTGTAGACAAGAAATGTGTAATTGCCACCTCTAACTGCTCTTTGTGCTTCATTAAATCCTTCACTGTTATATCTACCATGATTTATCCTATGCCGTAATCTTGTGCGGCCGTTTCTTGTTCCATGATTCATCAACTTCACAAACTTCGACTTCAACATCAAGTGGAATGATGATCCATGACCACTTCTTGGGCAGGTCTACACATGTCACTCTCTTTACAGTTTTTATTACGTGCTCCAGTTCCAACGGATGGATATCTAACACAATTGCATCATGGATCTGCCCAATTAACCTACTGTCCCACTTTTCCTCTCTCTGGATTCGATCAATCTCAATAAACGACCATAAAAGGCAGTGGAAGGCCGCCCCTTGTATCGGGTAATTAGAAGCGTCATTCTTTTTCATTAATCCCGAACAACGAAAGCCAGTTAGTAGATCAAAGTATCCATTTCGTTGGTACTCTGCCCACCAGCGATCCTTCCACTGTTGGTATACTTTGAAGCGGTTATCCCAGAAATCTTCTTCTACGGCTTTTACATGCTCTTCAAACTTGTCGAATGATTTAATCCCCACTGAAATTAAGTGGTCGCTAATATACCCATCTATGAACTCGATGCCTTGACTTAGACGCCACTCGCCCTTCGGCAGCTTACACCAGCCACAGGCCATGTTCTCAGCGCAGTTGCCATAATAATCCCCGTAGAATTGTGGGAATACAAACCCGTTTTTGGCAGCTTGTCGTAGTTGGTAATGCCCCACCTTTGTTTTATCGTAAAGATTTAGTTTGAAAATCTGAATGGCCATGTCTCTATGCATATCACTTGTAGGATCTGTCATGTATTTTAACATCACTGGATCTTTGTGATGGCATGTGCTTATCTTAACTTCGATACTGCTATAGTCAACTTCTACAAGTTGATGACCAGGGCGGGGGAATATGGCCCGTCGACAAATATTCATCGCTTCTTCATCCCGCTTAGGGATATTCTGAAAATTGGGACGGTCACTCGAATTGTGCACGCAAATTTCATTTGCAATGAAATTATGGTAATCTTCTACTTCAATATCATATACATCCACTGCTTTATTGATCCACTCGACATTGGTTATCTCATGGTTGTTGACAACAAATGTACCAAATTGGTTACCCCATCGGCGACTAGGATCAAGTTCGTATAGCTTGTAGAGCTTTAGCAACTTGTAATAATTATGCCCAAGTTCACTAGAAACTTTGGCTCGCCCAAGAGAGTGCAATCGCTTCAGCCGTCCTTTGGAAATATACAATCCGTGGCGGTCGTATCGAAGTTTTACTACTTTGGGGTCAATTTGATGGATTTGTAAGTACTTCTTGAAAGTATTGAAGTCAACTTGTCCATCTTTTGCTATTAAAGCAATCTTACCTCCATACTGAGAGATAAGTTTAAGACATTGCCACTTTGTTAGTCCAAGCCAACTTGGGTGCTCTGTGCCTTTTCGTTGGAAAAGTCCTCCTTGCCAAGCTTCTCGAAGAATCCTAATATACTTCAAACGGTCTTCAGAAGACAAACGACTCCAACGTGTGGTTGTGTGTAGTCTAGCATGCTCAGCCGCAGATATTTTCTCCAAGTTTTCTACACAATGATCGAAATGCTTCCCATTTTTGTGGTGAACTTTATCATTTCGACGCAAGAAACCAATCATTTGAGAATAAATAAACCTGTGCTCCGCTAAGCCGACTCCATCTTTGCCAAAGAACCCAGTAAAGTACAGTCTATCTTTCAATCGATGGCAAGACAATACTCGCACTAACGGAGCATGTTTACTCTCACTAAAAGTTCTCATATCACCAATAAGATTCTTAGCTTGAACATATTTTCCACTAATATGTCGGACTAAATGCTCTGGAGTTACATCTAAGAATCCCGTGTTCCCCTTGGCTCCTCGCCAGTGGACTCTAACCACTTCTCGATGCCCAGTCTTTCCTGCCCACAGAACCTTACGAATAGCTGGCCTAAGGTTGTCATCGAAGCAATATACATAATCACCGGCTTTGATTTGCTCAATCGGGACTCCTTCTCGATACTCCAAAAAGTTGCGTATAGCCATTACTTTGCTACCCTTAGCAACACAACTACGGTACGTACGAACCGTGTGTAGGTTAAAGAATGGATGGATATACCCATCTACTTGTTCTCGTATAAAAGAGTCAAGATAGGTGTCTCGCAGCTTCTTCAATTTCCTGGATTGCATTATACTTTTTATCTCTGGGATGTCCAGTTGGCTAAGAGCGTCTTCATCCGTCGACCCCTTTCCACTCGCTGTAGTTTTAGCTGGTTTTATCTTCTTGACAGTGTAGAGAATGTGGGCCAACTGCCAGTTAGAATCTGTGTTTGTCTTAGCCCCAAAAATATGTTCCCAGTGCTTATAGAAGCTAGTCTGCTTGAATTCTTTCTCGAGCAGGTTCATTTTGTAGGTAAGTCGAAGCTTCTGTCGTTCACAATACTCAACATCAATTCTCATTCCGGCCTGCTCGGCTCGAGCGAAGGCAAGGATTCCATCATGTAGTAGTTTGTAGGCGTCTAACGTTGTTGGATTCATTTTTCCGTTCCAGCTCAATTAGATATGCAATTATTTGCCAACTATGAACAGTATGAGCTTTACCCCCACTTGAAAACAATCGGCGCATCCAGTAAATCAACATACCTACCACGGATGCTTCTTTCATGTTCCCTCCTGTCCTGCGGATAGTCTCTCTTGCAACTTCTCGACGAGTTCCTCCCGCTCAAGCAATTCCTTCTCGGCTTCCAGGTGGCATTTTGTCAATTCTGCAATTTTGGCATCCGATTCGGAGATCCTGGCTTTCAATTTGTTGATAATGGTCTCCTGCATAGCCGCCCTCTCAAGCAGTTGCCTGTTGCTCCACTTCTCATTGTTGTGGTCTGTGATCATGTTCGTTTTCCTTTCTTAGCGGTTAGTTCAATCTCAACGATCTGTCCTTTTCGTGGTGGTCGGACACCCGTCCCTTTTAATAATTGTAGCAGATGGTAACGGCATACAAGCAATTTGCCACTATTATGTGTGAAAAATACACCGGAATCATCGAACCTATTTTTACTTGGTTTACCGGTCCATAGATCAATGTAAGAACTATTGGGGTTATTATGTGGTAGTGTCAACCATACTTTCATGATGGTCTCCTTTCAAGTTCGCCTCTTGTAGATTTCGTAAAGTATTTCCCTCTGCCGTTCTGATAGTGTCTGCTTCTTAGCAAACTGATTGCCGAATGAAATAATCAAGTCCAACTCACTTGCTGTTAGTTCACTTGCTACGTCGGCCAGGCACTTTAGCTGCCAACGGATTACGTCTGCTTCTGTTGCTTCTGCCATTGTTATACTCCTTTCCCCTTTATGATCTCCAAAGCCTCTAACTTAGTGAATCCAGCCGTTACTAGTGCGTCATAGTAGGCTTTATCCAACTTAGCTCGCATAAGTAATACTGTCACTTGATCCGCCCATGTAGCGGTCATCATCTCAATGGCTTCTAATGCGGTAGTCATCACTTTCTTCTTTTCGTTATCATCTTCGTTCTTCATCGGCAGTACTCCTAGGCTTATGTCGTCCTTTTTCATCATGATCTCCTTTACGTTTTTCAATAAGGCGGAGCAGTCCACTTTTCTCAGTTTTGCTCTTTGCTTGTTGTTCATGATTCCGCCATTGGACGGTTAACGATTACTACCCAGTGACAATCGACCAATCCCAAACGCGAGTCCGATACCCAGACTATGCTGTAGACAGACCAATCGGTTTCCCTTAGATAATTAAGTCTGGCTACAAGGTCCATCTCACTATATACTTCATGTGTATTCCACTCAAATTTATTGCCCATTTCTTTACCTCACTTAATTGCCGTTGCTAGGGCGCAAGCCCCAACTATCACTGTGTAGAAAAGTACGATGTAACCAAGCACCTTGAACACGGCTTTGGTTGTAGTAGGATATGGATAACGAACGACAATCACTTCTCTTTTTAGGTTTGGCATTTCAATCCCTCCCTTGCGATCTTTAACAAATCAGGCTCATGACGGTATTCTAGTGAATCTGCAAGTCTTTTCAGGCATTCCCGCAGGCGGGTGACTGCAGCAAATGCTCGTTTCAATTCTTGCACTCCATCTTCACACGCTGCTTGCCAAACGTCTATTAACTTTCTCTGGTTGGCAAGTTCGGCTTCCAGCGATTCGTTTAGCTTACAGAACTGCTCCACAGATGAATGATCGAGCTGATGCAAAATCTTCTCTTGGGCAAGCTCGGCTTCCAGCTCTTTTATCTTGTTAGCTACCTCAAGTGCTATTGACTCTGGCACATGCTCACCCACACACACTCTGTCTGCCTCAGTTGCATCAGGGAAATTAGCGCGGTCATCTTTGAACCAAGGATACCCTAGTGCCTTGCCTAGCGTTTGTTCTACTTCGTGGAATGTAATCAGAGCGAGTTTTTCATGCCGTTCCAGCAAGGCGATGTGATCCTTCAAGGGTGAATGCTGGTCTGTAACATCATAGGTTGGATCAATAAAGTCATTCATCTTCCCTCCTTTCTAAAAACCAAACCTGTGTCCCGCACGAAGTCACGCACCATGTCAGAACAATCTCTAACGTGCTCAGTGGCCTCCTCTTCCCAGAGGAAACCATAGCGGCTAAACGTTGCTATCCAGTAAGATTGCGGTTGGCAATTAACATGATGGTGCCCAGCTATCGTTGGGTTCGCAGTACATAGTATGACATTGCATTTGCCTAACGCCGAAAAAACATTAGGCAAGAACTGCTCTTCAATGTGTTCTAAAAACTCAACACACCATCCCAAATCAGCCGGTGCAACTTCACATGGACCGGTTGTAAAGTCATGCACTAGCACACGATCGTCAATTTCTTTGAATTGTAGCGTATAGTCTCCGTCGATACCGTGAGCGTTGAGTCCATAACTAAGAGCGTTGCGCACCATGCCACCAGGACCACAACCAACGTCCAGGAACGTCTTAGGCTGATAACGTCGGGCTAAGTACCTGAACGCACCCATGTCTATGTGTGTGACATTAAGATGTCCACCAAGATATTTGGGCAGCATTTATTCTATCCTCTTCACTAATGAGATATGCCATATTACTTTGCCACACGTGTGGCAATAGCTGAAGTAGTGGCCTTTACGCAGCGAGTGTCCGAACAAGCGGCAAAGGAATATCTTTAGTTTATTTTGCATGTTCGTACCTATCAACTAGAGCTAGCAGTTCTCCACCAAATTTTCTTGTTTCTAGAATATTTTTCCTAGTCCTTGCTGACCACATTTTCAACTCTGGATCTTGTTCTTTATTCGCCTTTTCCCATAACTCTAATTGGTCAATGAGCCATTCGGTATCATCCTTCCACTGACCAGGAGTTGTTGCTTTCAATCGCTTTTTGATTTCTTTGAGTCTATCCATACGTTCTCCTAATCGCTCTCAGGCACATGCACTCGCAAGCCAACGCCAAACTTCTGAAACGCTTGCGTTGCAATTTCACCGTTAAGCCACATCTCAAGGTCAAACAAGGTTTTGGCGGCTGCTGAATCGGCTTCCCTGACTATTGATTCTTTGTCATGTGAATACCGATCTTTAGTGGCGTTCACTACTTTGGTAGCTGGATTTATCCGCACGTAAACATTTCCTTTGATCATATTTCACACCCTCTTGGTTGCTATTACGTTTATTGGTCCGATAGAGGCAAATTCAAGGTTAAGTTTAACTACGTCTCCCACTACAACGGATTGATCCATTCTGGTTAATACCGTTTTGGATGAATAGATAACACCGACCGGTCTATTTGCAATCTCAACGTGATGCCAGTTATTAGAGGCAGGATCGAATCGCCGCCAAAAGTTATCATAAGTTAGGTTGAAACTGGCCCTGATGTAACTTTTGTGGAGTGACGGATGGAGATGTCTAAGGTTGTCACGATCTTCTAAGGAAGTGAGGTCTATATACTCTGCTTCCTGACTGACTTCTATGCTTGTGCATAAGTTAGTGCAATCCCGCCCGTCAATTGTGATTGAGTGGGTATGCGTCCCGTTTGCTATTTTCTTTTCCTTTATCCTCTTACCATTTTGACCGCTCGGTGGACTGTTTCCAATATCGTCACCGGAACCTAATTTAAGTGGTTCTGGTCGTGTCCACTTAAACGGCACAAAAGGCACTACGGCTACCGAACCAAATCGCTTGAAAAAGTTACGCCTGTCCATTCTCTTTCTCCTTCTCTTTCAGAATCTCTGCCATAATAAACTCAGCTAATTCTTGAAAGTTCCAAGTATCGTCCAAGCAAACGTAATATCCTTCCCCGCCTGGTGATCTATGGGCGTAGCCGCCCTGTTGTTGAAACCATTTGTGTAATTTTTCAGCCCATTCTTCCGCAGTCATTTCTTCTCCTACAATAAAAATGAAATGTCTAGTTCTTTTTTTATTCGCTCTATCTGTGTTAACATTCTCTCATTGACACCAATGATTCTATCCAGTTGCCCTTCCAATTTCTGAACTCTTTGTTCTAGTTTTGTTATGCTGTCTCTAAGTTCTCGATTGCCAAAGCAATTATGGGCAAAATCATCCGGAAGAGTTAGAACTTCATCGCAAAATGGGCATTTCATTTCTTCTCCATTACAGGTTCCAGTTTTACCCTGATAGATTGCTCCGGCGTTAGGCCAAGCATAGCTCCCGCCTTCTTCGATAGGAGTATGAGTTTGTTCTCGTCCGGCATAGAGAATGAACCATTGACTTTGACAATCACGGATTGCTGTTCTTCACTAACCATATTCGTGACACGGACGTGCTGCCCTTCTTGATACATCATGGCCCGACCGTTGTTATTGATTAGAGCACTGGCTTCATCGCCTCCGTCGGTTTGAACTTTAGCAAAGCCAATAACGGTTAAGGTCATCTTCTTGACATCACCTACGTCTTTGGCAATCTGCTCTATCATTACTTGAGTCTTTGCTTGCTGTGTTTGCTGCTGTACCTCATCGGCCATATGTGTATGCACTGTTGCTACAACTTCCTTGTGCTCCGCATAGACTGTGTGAATCCAATTACCAGCCGCCCCGAGCAACGCAAGTATCATCGCAATTGCTACAGCCATTACTATCTGATACCATCCTTTAGTCATTCCTATCCTCCTGTCTCCTTATCTAGTTAGCAATACTATGAAAAGCGCAGCAATTGCTGTAATTACTGCTCCGGTCATAATTGCAAGTAACGCCCTGTAACTAATGTCTTTCAACCGACCACTCATTTCTCCTCCAACCAACGTTCAGCCTTTTCCACCCATTCGTTTTCATCGGGACATTGGCTGTAGACTTCTTCGATAAGTTCACTGGCTATTTGCAATCGTGCTTCAAGCATAGAGATATAGGCATTGTTGATTTTATTCTGGGCAATTAGCGCAGTTGCACTTCGTCTCAGTTTGTCTATTTCTGCATCTAGCGCATCATGTTCGTTGCCCATTAAGTTCTTAAGCGCCCGTTCTATTAGTCCCATCACTCCTCCTTTAGAACTTTATCTGCTTTGAGGTAGGCGTCGTTCACTATGCCCCAGTCCATGGCCCGTCTCCCCTGTGTGAACTCAGCAGCCCATTCATCCGTAGCGGCGACCATTGCTCTTACCGCATCTTTGGCTGTGGCTAGTTTAACCTTCAGCTCCAAAATCTCGGCAACGCAGCCTAAGTTTATGGCTTGTAACTCCGCTATGCGCTTGTCTCACATGGCAAGAACGTTAACAAGATCATTATGTCTGTTCTCTAATTCATGTATGCGCTCTTGCATTACTCTTGCGCCTTCATAGATTAGCTGCCCCGCTGTTTTACTTTTCATCTCCTACTCCTCCTTAAACACTAGGTCAGCCGTTTCCTTAAACGCCGTGATGAAACGGTCGGCATCGTCGTGGCTCCAAAATTCTAGTTCACCTGCCCATAGTGAGCCTCGCAGCAATTTCCAAGCAGATTTTATCCGCCAGCACCAGGACATATTGTCAGGGTACGTTCGCAGCATACCAACACCCATAAATGGGATGCTGCATTTATGACCGTTGTCAAGGTCTTGGTCCCCGGTTATGTGGATGTAACAGCAAAGGTCAACGTCACTGGCTACAACCACGCTGTGTACGCCGTGTTTGATTTCGTATTTTGAGGCTACGTATTTTTGCATGACTTCTCCTTTCTAATACCTGCTTGCAGAGCCGTTATCGTATGTTCCAAATTGCGTATTGCCTCATTCTTTTCAGCCAATTCTGTTGTTAGTTTTAGTACCTGTTCACCGAGTTCAAACACACGCTTAGACTGCCATTCTAGTTCTGTAGTCAAGTCCCCACATTTACGGCAATATCGTTTCTCGGTATCTATGCCATGCGTACAATCAACCATTATAACCCCTGTCGAAGTCGGATGAATAATGTTACACACGCCAACACTGCACAAACGGTACCAATGATTTGGCCGATCATTATTCCAAGCCAAACGTATTTAATCGACATTGGGCAATCTCTCCACAACTTCTTGACCATCTTTTTCTCCTTTCAATGCTTCACGAACAACTTCACTGGCGTAACCATGGCTCTGATTAAGAGCCTGGAAGTGTGCTTGCAATCTTCGCAATGCTGTTCGTAGTTTTAGGTTATCCTCCACTAACTTAGCGATGCGATTCTTATACTCTCTAATCAATACGTCATCAATGACGCTCATACCCCCTCCTTCAACGCCTTGCGGGCGATCCCGGCAATCATCTGCACACTGATCCAATTACTTTCGCAGTCCGCTATGATTTCCTTCAGCGCGTATTCCAGGCGGGCGTTGTCAGACTCAAGCTCTTTTATCCGCTTGTCCTTGGCAGCCTGTAGATCCTCCCGCAACACTGATAATCGGTGTTCGTGTTCTATCATCACTTCCCTCCGATCTCCGCCGCAAGCCATCTCCGTGCGACATCCAGCCAGTCGTTTTCTTCTGGGCACTGACTCGCCACTTCGTCGATTAGTTCCTTGGCTTGTCTCAAGCGCGAACGAAGCATTACGTTGTCGGCCTTCAAGTCGTCAACCTGCAAATACAGTTGCCCACGTTTAGCCGATTGCTTTGTTTCTTGGCTGGCGAGCTCAGCCTCCAGCCGGGTGTTGTCCTCCTCCACCTTAGCAAACATCTCCTGTATTCCGATGTCTGCCTCTGCTTCTTGAGCAAGTTCTAAACGCGCCTTGGCGAGCTCAGCTTCCAACCGGTTGAGCCCGAAGTCTGCGGCTTCCGTTTCCTTTTGCAGTGCGGCCTCCAGCTCCTTCATATCCTCTTTCAGTTTGATGATCGTAATCCCGTGATTGAGGGCCTGTGAGAGGTAGGAGTTGCGCTCTTTATTTAGGAAGCGCATCTCGTCCTCCAGCTCGGCGATGCGCTCCTGTTTTTCGGGGGTGATAGACTCAACAAGGTGCCCGCAGGCCTCATGCTGTTCCTGATAGGTCACGTGATGCCCGTCCACCTCTTCCCGGCAATTCGGGCACCACCAGTAGGATTCACTCATTTCCCCTCCAGTGCCTTGCGCACAATTACTACAACAACCGCCTGCAATGAACCAGTTTTGCCGGCACAATGATCCTGAATTTCTTTCAGTGCGGTTTCCAGTTCCGCGATGCGGTTGTTAGCACACACTTTCGGGTATTCATCGCACAAAGCAGGATGAACTGTTAAAGCCGCGATATCCTCTTTCAGTTTGATGATCGTAATCCCGTGATTGAGAGCCTGTGAGAGGTAGCTGTCTCGCTCTCTCTTACAGAAATCACGATCCGCTACATCTTCTTTCATCTTGGCAAGCTCGGCTTCCAGCTCCGCGATGC